ACAGGAAGCAATCAGTCACCGAGCGTATCTTAGAGGAGCAGAAGAATGAAGACCGAAACCGTTAAGCTATCCAAGCTCAAGGCGAACCCGTCGAACCCGCGCGTGTTGCGGGACGAGAAGTTCGCCAAGCTCAAGAAGTCCATCCAAGACTTCCCCGACATGCTGAACTACCGCGCCATCGTGGCCGTGACCGACAAGGACGGCAAGCTGATGGTGCTGGGCGGCAACATGCGCCTGCGGGCCTTGCAGGAGCTGGGCATGAAGGAGGCGCCGGTGATGCTTGCTGACCATTGGACCGAGGAGCAGTGCCGCGAGTTCATCGTTAAGGACAACGTGGGCTTCGGGGAGTGGGACTGGGATGCGCTGGGCAACCAGTGGGATGCTGGGCAGTTGACAGAGTGGGGGCTGGATGTGCCGAAGATGCCGGACTTTGAACCTGTGGGCATGGATGAACAGCCACGCCTTGATGAGAAGACACCGATTGAATGCCCCAAGTGCGGCCATGAGTTCACCCGATAGGCCCATACTGAAGGTGGCGCCATGCAGCCATGAGGCGGCCAAGTATGCCGTGGAGAACTGGCATTATAGCCAAGTGCTTCCGGCTGGCAAGTTGTTCAAGATGGGAGCATGGGAGGGGGATAAGTTCATCGGTGTCATCATCTTCAGCTATGGAGCGAACAACAACATAGGGAAGCCCTACGGGTTGAAGCAGACAGAGGTTTGTGAGTTGGTACGGGTTGCTCTTCGCGCTCATGCATGGCCTGTTTCCCGCATCATGCGCTTTGCAATGAAGGGGCTAAAGGAAAGCAGCCCCGGACTGAGGTTGGTCATATCCTATGCAGACCCATTGCAGGGGCATCATGGGGGCGTATACCAAGCTGGGGGCTGGCTGTATAGTGGTGGGTCATCTTCATCCATTAAGGTTTTCTATAAAGGCAAGTGGAGCCATAAGAAGACCGTGGATGATGCTGGAGTGGATCAGAGTAGAATGCCCAAAAGAGTCGATCCACCAAAGCACAAGTACCTGTTCCCACTTGACGAAGCAATGAAGGGCAAGGTTGAACCCTTGCGCAAACCATATCCAAAACGCGCCGGTAGCTCATCGGTAGAGCACCCCACTTCCGGTGGGGAGGCAGGCGGTTCGACTCCGACCCCGGCGCTCAAAATCCCCGTTACATCCCCGTGACTGACCAGACCAATATGAGGCCGGGTCGCAATGGCGGCAAGCTGAAAACAGGGGGAAAGAACCCCGGTAGCGGAAGGCCTAACAAGCTACCAGAACTGGACAAGCTCCTCGCAAACGTGCTCGGCGAAGAGAAGGACGGCATTACCGCAGCGGAGGTCATACTGATGGCCCTGCGTGCAAAGGCAGCCAAGGGTGACATCCGCGCAGCGGAGGTGCTGCTGGATCGTGGCTACGGCAAGGCCAAGCAGTCTATTGACCTCAACGCGGACGTGACCAGCCGCTTCACCATGATAGATGACATCCAACCTGTCCCACCACCTATCGACGAAGCAGGCACAGGCATGGGCTTACCTGAAGACGCCCCGCACAAGTGAGGTGCTCTACGGTGGCGCTGCCGGTGGCGGGAAGTCCTACCTCGGCGTGTCGTGGCTGCTGTGGTCTGCGCTGCAATACCAAGGGTCGCGGTGGCTCATGGGCAGGGCCGTGGCGAAGACGCTGAAGGAGACGACGCTCAACTCCTTCTTCGATGCAGCCAGCCGCATCGGCATGGTTGCTAACCGTGACTACACTTACAATGCGCAGACCGGAACAATCACAATAGGCCGGTCCACTATCATCCTCAAGGACCTGTTCGCCTACCCCAGCGACCCGAACTTCGACGACCTCGGCTCCCTTGAGATCACCGGGGCCTTCATCGACGAGGCAAACCAGGTGACGGCCAAGGCCAAGGCCATCGTGGGCAGCCGCATCCGATACAAGCTGGACGAGTTCGGCCTCACCCCTAAGCTGCTCCTCACCTGCAACCCGGCCCGCAACTGGGTCTATACCGACTTCTATGACCCGTGGCGCAAAGGTGTTCTCGCGCCACATAGAGCGTTCGTGCCGGCCCTTGTGACGGACAATAGCCACATTAGCCCGCACTACATCGACAACCTCAAGCGGCTGACAGGCCCCGACCGTGAGCGCCTGCTCCTCGGCAACTGGGACTACGACTACGACCCTGCCGCGCTCATGGCACCCGACGCTATCATGGACATCTTCACCGCCGACCATGTGGAGGCTGGCAAGATGGCTATCACCGCTGACATAGCACGCTATGGTAGCGACAGGACGGTCATCATGCTGTGGTCAGGGCTGCGGGTGGTCCACGTCACGGTGATGGACCGCAACGCCATCACCGAGGCTGCCGCGGCCATCAGGCAGCTGGCGGAGCAGGAGGGCGTGCCACGGTCGCGCATCGTGGTGGACGACGACGGCATCGGCGGCGGCGTGGTGGACCTGCTGCCGGGCTGCGTGGCGTTCAAGGGCGGTGGCAAGGTGATGGGGGCAGGAGAGTACCAGAACCTCAAGGCCCAGTGCAGCTACGAGCTGGCGGCGCACGTCAACGATGGGCTGGTGGCGTGGGAGCCAGATGGATACCACGAGGAGGTCAGCACCGAGCTGCGGTGGGTCAAGCGGGACAAGGTGGACAGCGACGGCAAGCTGAAGGTGCTGGGCAAGGAGAAGGTCAAGGAGGGGCTTGGGCGGTCACCGGACTTTGCCGATGCGATGATGATGCGGATGGTGCTGGAGCTGCGCGGTGATGTGGTTGGGTCTGACTACCTTCGCAGCAAGGGCAGAGCGCATCGGCGCGGCGCCTTCGTTGACAATCTACGCAAGAGCTGGCGATGAGCGGCCCCGAGTTGATACGGCGGTACATCCTTGCCATGAAGGGCGTGGACATCGGCGGCATCGCAGAACCAGTAACAACACTTCAGTGGGCACTATACTACCAAGCGGTCGCCATCGCTACCGATTGGTGGCAAAGCAATAACAAATGAGCAAGGTCATCACACTCCACGAGCCGGACGGCAGCAGCCACGATTACCGCATCCTCCCCTTCGAGGACCTCACCATAGCCGACTGGTATGCCATCACTAACCCGCCCATCGCGCCCGACGATGCCGACGCGACCTACGAGCTGATCCGGCGGTGGGTGCGCATCCCGAAGACGAAGCTGCGGCGGATGAAGCCTGCGGACGTGGAGGCACTGGTGACGGCGCTGGGCACCATGCTCGGCCAGGCCACCAAGGCCCGCATGGATGCATTTACGCCGGAGCCGACCTTCGCATGGGGTGGCATCACCTACGTTGTCCCCCAGAACATAGAGGCTGACACCACCTTCGGCCAGTGGGCGGACATAAACGCCAGGCTGGAGACGCTGACCACGGATGTGGATATGCTGCCGGTCATCCTCGCCATCCTCCTGGTGGAGCAGGGCAAGGAGTATGACGGCACCGACCTAGATGTGCGCATCAGCACGATGCGCAACATGCCGGTGGAGTATGCCATGAAGCTGTCCGCTTTTTTTTTAAGCAGCGGGACGCGATTGCAAAGCGTCATGAACCAGTATTTGAGCCGGAGGCTGATGTCCGCGCTGCAGCTGCTTCAGCAGGAAGCGAGCGCGTTGAGCGACGCTACGGGTGGTTCGCCACCATCTACCGACTTGCCCAGCTCAAGCCAATCCTAATAGCCCTCTTTGGTGACAAGGGCGAGGTGGTCCGGTACACGACCGCCGAGTGTCTGACCGTGCTCAGCTATGAGCGGGACAGCGACGTGCTGCAGGGACGCATCCAGCAGCGATACCAGCGGATGAAGGAGAACGAGAAGCGGCGCAAGCGGTAGCCATTCCACTACTCCACCGAACTTACCCTCCTTCTATATATATATATAGGGGGTATTGCTCAAAAAGCACTTCGAGCAAAAAACAAGCTTCACAAGTGGAATAGTGGAGTATGGAAATTGTTGAGGCTTGGCCTAAAGGTTAGGCCACGGCGCCATATCTTTGCACCTACCTTCGCCCGATATGGTGGGCGTTGACATCATCCGTGAGCTGTTCAAGGGTGTGGTGACAAGCCATATCGTGGGAGTGTCGTGGCTCAGTGACTGGACATCAGCACTGGATGCTGACCATGACTTGAGTTACCCTGCCTGTATATGGAAGCCCCCTACAACAGGAGTGGTAATCGAAGGGAACATCTCCTTCGATACCTTCGGCGTGGACGTCATCTTTGTTGATGATACCGACAGCGACCGCACGGCAGACCAGCGCGATGATGCATACGAGCGGATGGAGAGCATCGCCCGCCAGTGCTTCTACCGCTTCAGGCAGCTGTACGTCCTTGACAACGCCGTCTACCAGGGCGTGACCATCGACCTTGGCATTGAGACCAGCCCGACGCTGACGGCCATCTGGGACGAGGTGGGCAAGATGACCACCGGTGCCCGCATGACCGTGACATTCCGCAACCGCATCCCAGCACCTTGTCCCGATGGCTACTTCAGCTGACCTGACCAGTGCAAAGAGCCTCATGGAGGCTGCCATGGTGGAGCTGCAGCGCGGCATCGGAGAGGTGATGCAGAGCAGGGACAAGATAGCCACTGGTGGCACCTTGCAGTCCATCACCACCGAGGTGAATGCCTACGAGAACATCCAAGGGAATACCTTTGGAGTGGTTGGCCGTTTGGCTGCCAATGACAACTGGAAATTCGTCGGCAATGGCCGCGGTCCCGGGAAGCCTCCACCCATCGCCACCATCGAGCGGTGGCTGGACGCCAAGGGCCTGACCATCTCGGCATGGGCAGTAGCCAAGAAGATAGGCAAGGAAGGAAGTGCCGACTGGCGGGCCAAGCGGACCAACGTGTTCGAGCAAGGCATCACCGAGTGGCAGACCGAGAACGATAACCTGGTGGCCGCCGCCAATGCTATCGCCGAGGCGATGGCCCAGACGGTGGTGGTCGACCTTCAAACAGGACTCAGATAATGGCAGACATGACCATCACCATCACGGTCACGGGCCGCGTTGGTACCAACAACATCACATGGAGCAGGACCGCCACGGTGGAGAGTCTGCTGGGCGCTGTCCATCGCGTGGGTGATGGCAGCACCAACGAACTGGCGCTCTCCTATCCTGCCGCCTCGGAGACGCCGGCCACCGGCACCGGTGTGTACAGCAGCGGTCTGGCCGTCACCTGCATCGTCCACAACGGTGAGAACGGCATGGCACGGGTCAACGTCTTCGACAGCTCGAAGAATGACTACAACGGTCCCATTCTGCCGCAGGGCATCCCATTCATTGCCTACAACGGTGCAGGTGCTGGGGGCTTCAACGGCGGTGTCAACTTCAGCGCGACGCTGACCGACACGCCTACCAACGACATCGACTACCTGACGGTGCGCAACTACAGCGGGCAGGCCCCGTGGAGCAGCCTCACCGGTCTTAAATTGATCAGCTAATGGCAACCGCAACCCTGACCTTCAGCGCCTCGGTGGAGGCTGATGGCGAGACTAAGACCATCGGCAGCACGGCGACCATGACCGTGGCGGCCATCCAGACCGGCAAGCAGACGGTGGGCAACACCTACGAGGTGGTGGCTACCAACCTGCCGGACAACACGATGGTCATCTTGTACAACCCATCTACGGTGGACGTGGCGGTGCGCATGGAGCTGACCAGCTACACCACAAAGCGGTACGCGATGTACAACATCATCGCCGGTGGTATCTTCGTGACGCCTCGCCATTACCTGACCGACACCGGCACCGTGCTTGCCTCGCGCATCACGCAGCTGGCAGCGCGGACAGACAGCGGAACGGCGGAGGTTGAATACTGCATCGTTGCCTGATGGCGCTCTTCCTATTTGAGCAAGCGGAGAACTATGCCCCGGTCTATAGACCGGTGGTATACAAGTGGGTCAGCGATAACTATCCCATCGTGGGTGGTCAGTTCGCTGGTGCCATCCTTGCCATCCGCAGGCCAACGGAGGACGAGCTGACCATCTACGCAGGGCTGACGGCGGACGACGTGCTCATTGAGCACGCGCCGCTATCCATTGCCTTCAGCAACGGCAGCCTGTTCAAGGTTACAGGCACGTCAGGCTACAACGAGACGACGAGGGTGCTGCGCATCCTTGCACCAAACCTGTTCGTGTGTAGCCTTGCCTATGTGGAGGACGAGGGCGGCGGAGACCTGGAGCTGACCTATGGAAATTACACGATGTTCGCCGAGGTCATCGTGGGCGAGAACCACACGACCTACGCCATCAAGCCCGTTTACAACGAGATCATCGGACGGTGGGAGCTGAGCCTTGACTGCCGGGACTTCTTGGCCCGCAACTTCAAGGACATCAAGAGCCTCATCAATACCAGCGATAACCTCATCACAAACGGCGATGGCTACATCCATCTGACCTATGGCATCACGGTGACCGAGGGCTGGGACGTGATAGACAGCCTCGGCAATGTGACGTTCACCAAGACCAAGGCAGGCCGCAGCGACACCATCAAAGGTCTCATCGCGGTGAACGCTGTGCAGCCATATCACCAGGTGGAGCGCAACGGCGACATCACACTGGACTGGGAGGAGGGCCTCGTGCCATACATCCGCAGCGGCATTATCACCGACAACGGCAAGCCGTTCATGACCTACATGCCGCGCGATGGCAAGACGACCATCCGCGAGGGCGATGCGTTCTATCTGTCGTGGCTGTGGGATGGCGGTGCCAAGGTGTACGCGGCCAATGTTACCTTCTATGGCATCACGGGGTCACCGCTGCCTGGCACGTTGACGCTGCACGGCAACCCTGACCAGCAGGCCATCGGCTACAAGTCGGCCATCCTCAACGTGGGGCCGTCTGCGTTCACCATGCCAGCTGGCACGGCCTACTACGACGTGACGCTATTCGTCAACCCTAACAACGGGCCGAGGCAGATCAGCGAGAGCTTCAGGCTGACGGTCAAGGAATGCAAGGGCGTCAACAAGCGGTGGTACTACCTCAACAAGCTGGGGGCAGTGGATGCCTTCACGTTCGAGGACCAAGAGACGAGACAGATGTCGGTGCGCCGCGAGGTTATCAGCAAGCCCACCATGCCCACGCGGTTCGAGAATAACGAGTGGCAGACGCGGGTGTGGCGCACGACCCCGCAGCGCAAGTACACCATCAGCAGCGGATACCTGCAGCCGGCGGTGCTGAGGGATATCGCTGAGACGATGTTCGAGAGTCCGAACATCTTCACGGAGGTGCGGCCCGGATGGTGGACGAACATCATCCCCATCACCTCGGACGTGGCAGGCGACAGCGACAGCAGCAGGCAAGAGCGGTTCGTCATCCAGTACCAGCTCGGCGTTGACAATCAGACCCAGCGCACATGAGGACCGTCATCAATGGCACCGAGCTATACCTTGCACCCGACGACCTACCTGAGTTCAGCTACAGCCTCACTGAGCTGACTGACTACAGCAAGGTCAAGGGGGCGACGTCCACGTCCTTTGAGCTGCCTGCCACAAACGGCACGCGCGTGGCGCTTGGTGGTCCATCCATGCAGGAGGAGGTGGAGACGTCGGTACCCATCCGCATCGGCAACGAGGGGCAGGTCCTCTTTGAGGGGACGTGCCGGCCTGTGGAATGGAACGACGACACCATCACCATTGAGGCGTATGGCGACAATGCCACATGGATAGCGGAGGCCAAGAACACCAAGGCCAATACCTTGGACCTCGGCACCAGCGGCCAGGTGGAGAACACCATGCAGGAAGACAGCTGGGTCAATGAGGACCGGGCCGACGTGTACCCGCTCATTGACTACGGCAGGTTCTACAACTTCACCGCATCGACCAACGTCATCGAAGAGTGGTTATACCCGGCGGTCAGGGTGTGGAAGATATTGCAGGCTTTCTTTCAGGGACAGGGCTACACAGTCAAGGCGCAGGGCGGTTTCACTAGGCTGTTCAAGAAGCTCATCATCCCATACAACGGTGGGCCTATCAACTTCAGGGGCGAGTACTATGAGTCGCAGAGTTTCCGGCTGCTGGCATCGGTAGCTGCCGATGCTGCTGAGGGCCTGCCGTTCAACCTGAGCGTTACAGACCCGGCCAACGTGGCCGTGGTGGATGGCACCACATACCGCCACTATGTGCCGGTCACCAGCGCACGGTATCGGTTCCGGTTCGCGGGGTCCTTCACCGTGACACGCAACGGCACGACACAACAGATTGCATCAACAACCCAATTGGCATTCCGTGTGCAGCGATATGTCGCTCCACTGCTGCCGTGGCAGACCATCGACACGCGGACCTTCCCCCTGGTATGGAACGGCGGTGCTGTCACCACGCAGAGCTTCCCCATCGCTGACGACCTGTTCGAAGTGCCGATGGAGGAGAACGAGACCTACCGCATCATCGTGTACACCATCGCAGACTTCGGTCCTGATGACACGGTGGTCCTCGACCAAGGCAGCCGCATGGATGGGCAGCTCATAGGCTGGAACGGGTGGCAGGACCGCGTTGACTTCGACATCGCGGCCACCATCGACAAGAGCCTGTCGGTGGCTGACATCATCAGCACACTGGTCAACGTCTTCAGGCTGGTGGTGCGCACCGACCAAGCGACCAACGAGGTGGTCTTTCAACACTTGGACGACTACCTGCGCGACATCGACAGCGGCATCGACTGGCGCGAGCGGCTGAGCCACAACGACCCGCCAACGAAAGTCGCAGCGGACCTCCCATCGCGTTACATTTTCAGGTGGGCCGATGATACTTCAGACAGACAGATCAGAGAGCATGACGAGTTCTATGGCCGTGCGCTGGGGGAGGGCGTGTACGAGATGGGCGGTATAGGAGAGGAGATAGAGGTGACATTGAAGTTCGCGCCAACCAATACGAAGGGCCGCTTTGATGACCTCATGATACCGGCAATCGAGAAAGACGACGACGGCTCGCAGGGTGTTGACCATCTGAACATCAAGCCGCGCATGCTTGTGTTCACTGGACTGACGCCGGGCAACTGGACCTTTGATGGTGTGGCACGGACCAGCTATCCGCGTGCCTACTTTCAGGGCAATGGTGTACCGGACCAGTCCCTTGACTTCGGCAGCGACTGGAGGCAGGGAGCATTGGATGCGTTCTGGCGCAACAGCCTTGAGCGCAGCAAGCTACCAAGCCTGCGCGGGGAGTTCAGGGTGTACGATGACGAGTTCATGGGCTTCGACTTCGCACGGCCACGGCTGGTGAACGATGGGCATGGTGACGTGTGGATGTACATCCAGAGCATCAAGGGCAAGAAGTTCGGCGATGATGACCTGGTAGAGTGTGAGCTAATACCTGTCTGACGATGGCACAGAAGGAAATTGTGATGAACATCAAGCTGGATGCCGGAGAGGCCATCCAGCAACTCAAGGAGCTGGCCGTCAACACCGGCGAGCTCAAGGACAGGAAGAAGCTGCTCAACGACGAGATCAAGGCAGAGGAGAAAGCCTTGAAGGAGTTGGCGAAGCTGCAGGCGCAGGGCATCAACGTTGACAAGCAGCTCGTTGCACAGGAGGAGAAGCTGGCCCGCGTCCGGAAGCAGAACAGGGAAGAGATAGCCCTGCTCGACACCGCGCTCCGTGGCAACAGCGGACGGATGCGGGAGCTGACCAACGACGTGAGCAAGCTCACGGACGAGGGCCTGCGGTTCCGGGACAAGATGGCCGATGCGTTCAGCGAGGCGGCGGAGGAAGCCATCAAGCCGCTGCGCGTTCAGATACGCGAGGCACGGCTGGAGGCACAAAAGGCGTTCGATGCGTTCGGTGCAGGCAGCGAGGAGTTCCGTCGTGCGGCTGAGGCTGTTGACGACCTTGACGACAAGCAGAAGGCCCTCAACGCTCGCATTGGGGCCATCGATGCGGAGGGCAAGGTCGAGACCTTTGGCAAGGCGCTGCAAGGTGTGGCCGGTGCGTTCAGCATCGCGCAGGGAGCTGCGGCATTGTTCGGCAGCGAGAACCAAGCGGTGGAGCAGGCGCTGCTCAAGGTGCAGGCGGCCATGGCTATCCAGCAGGGCATCAGCGGTCTTGTTGAAGGTGCCAAGGCTGCAAAGGCACTGGCGATGTCGGTTGGCCTTGTTGGTCCTGCGGCGCAGGCTGGCAGCGTTGGTATTAACGGACTGAAGGCAGCGCTAATCACGAGCGGCATCGGTGCCGTGGTGGTATTGCTTGGTGCACTGGCCTCGTCCATGATGGATTTCGGAAGCGAGACCGATGCGGCATCCAAGTCCTACGAGGATTTTAAGAATGAGCTTGCCGATACCAGTGAACTGAAGAAGGCGCAGATAGCGCTTGACCAGCAGCTTCAGATAGCACTTGCTGAACAGAGCCGACTGGCTCAAGGCCGCATTCAGGAGACCAAGGCCGAGATTGCCGAACGGTTAAACCTTGAAGCCGAAGGGCGTGCCAAGCAACTTGAGCAAGACAAGCAAGCTCTCATACAAAGGCAGACAGAGCTTCGGAACATTCAGCAAATCGGGAAGCGCGACCAAGAGAAGTTCATTGCTCTAACTGGTCAGGAGAATATCAATCAGGCCATCGCTTGGCTTGAGAAAGAAGGTGAAGCGCTAAGGGCCGAGCAGAAGAAAATTGACCAACAAGAGCAGGCCAATGTCGTAGCCAATATCCAGGCTCAGAACCAACTCGCGCAACAAGGCCTTCAGGATCGTATCAATCAGGAGAAGGCCGCTGCTGAGGCTATTTCTAAGGCAAGAGAAGAGGCTCAGAAGGAATTGCCTCAGATGCTTCAGGTAATCCAGCCTGAGCAGATAGAGCCGACCATTGATGCAACCAACAGGCTCAAACAAGCAAATGCCGAGCTGGCCGCTGCGTATGCAGAAGGACGGCAAGCGGCACAGGACCAGATAGAGGCCGGTCAGATAGCCGCAGCATCGCGGCAGGCCGAGGTCATGGCTATCCAAGCCACATCCGATGCGCTCGGTGCATTGTCTCAGGTAGCTGCCCAAAACAGCGAGGCACAGAAGGCGCTTGCCATCTCGCAGGCATTGATCAACACATACCTCGGCGTGGCCCGCGTCCTTGGCAACCAGACGGTACTTCCTGAGCCTGCTGGTACCATCAACAAGGTCGCCAGCATCGCCACGGTGCTTGCCACTGGTCTGGCCGCTGTTGCCCGCATGCGTGGCTTCAGCGACGGTGGTTATACCGGCCCCGGCGGCAAGTACGAGCCTGCCGGTGTTGTCCACCGCGGCGAGTATGTGCTGCCACAAGAGGTCGTCCGTGCCATCGGTGTGGACCGCCTTGACATCCTGCGCGACATGTACACCAGCGCGGCACCAGGTCGTGGCCGCTATGCCACCGGCGGACTGGTGCAGGCCACTCTCGACAGCAGTAGTATCTTGGCAGCTAACAACGCCGCTGCCATGTCCACGATGAACCTACAGCCGGTCCTGCCCATTGAGAGCCTGCGGTCGGTGCAGAACCGGGTGGCGGTGCGCGAAGCACGAGCAACCCTATGAGCAAGGTCCGCGACGAACTTATCAGCATCCTCAAAGACAAGCACGGTGACAGCCCAATCGTGGAGCAGGTCATCAATAGCCTTTACACCTGTGGGGCGTTGGACGATGGCCTAATGCGCCGCGCCGTGGTGTATGAGTTGTTCTATGACCGGCTGGCGAATAGCGCCACAAGTACGCGGCAAGTGGAGTTCGACCTTGCCTTTGAGTACGATATGACCCGCTCCACGGTGCAGTACATAATTAGGCGCTCGGTGGCCTAAAGGTTCGGCCCCTTTGCCTATTTGTCCGCTGGACCTTTGTGTTCATGCGGCCATCCAACATTAGGTGTCAGCAGTCTGAGCAGGGCGTAGAGCTTGCCATCCTTGGCGAGATCACCAGCTACACGGCGGCAGACATTATCGCCGCTCTGAACTTCTTTAGGGACCGTCCTGCCACCATCACCATGATGAGTGGTGGCGGTGACGCGTTCGCCTCGCTCGGCATCTACGACTTCATCAAGAACCGTGACGTGACGGTGCGCATCTATGGCATTGCGGCCAGCGGTGCGGCCATCGTGGCGGCAGGTGCCAAGAACACCGAGATGGCGGCAGGTGCCTTCCTCATGATCCATAACGCTTACAGCGTGGTGGATGGCGAGGGCGATGATGTGCTTGCCTCCATCAACGAGCGGCAGGTGGACATCTTCTCGGCTCGCACGGGGATGCGCAAGGATAAGGTGAAGAAGATGCTGGAGGACGAGACATTCCTCAGCGCACAGGAAGCAAAGGACATGGGCTTCGCCGATGTGGTCTTCGACCCCATGAAGATGGCGGCAAGCCTTAACACCATGAAGACGATGGAAGAAGTAATGCAGACCGCCACCGAGGAGGTGGTGGAGACGACCATCACCGAGCAGGTGGTGGAGACGCCGACCACCGACCCCGGCGACGAGCAGCCGGAGGAGGTCATTGAGGTGGAGGTGCCCCTGAGCGTGACCGAGGCTGTGCAGGCTGCGGTGCGCGGGCACATCAAGGCCAAGGTGAACGTGGCTGCCAAGTACGGCGAGATCGTGGCAAGCCTGACCCAAGAGGTCAAGGCCCTGCGTGCCCAGCTGGACGAGGCCAACGCCGCCGTGGAAGCTGCAGAGGCTAAGGCCACCGAGGCCGGCGCCGATGCTGCCAAGGTCGCCGAGGCAGAGGCCAAAGCCGCACAGGCTGTGCAGCAGGTGGAGGCCCTCAAGGCCACGCCGCTGGAGCAGCCGGTGGTGAGCGACGCACAGCCCACGGCGGTGGTGCCGGGCGCTCCCGTCAAGCCGACGATGAACCCTGCCACCGCGCACGCCGAGCGCATGGCACAGACGCTCGACCGTCTGGACCGCAAGATCGGCATCAAGAAGAACTAACCCCTTAACCCCTTTTAGACATGGCATTAGTGTACAGCGGGTTGAGCCAATGGACCGACGAGTCCAGGCTTGACTTCTACCTCGACGCAGTAGCGTCGAACGACGTGCTGCCCTTCGTGCGGCAGTATGGGCAGGTGATCACCGGCGTGAAGGCCGACACCATCAAGCTGCCCAAGCTCTCCACCTCTGTGACCATCGCTGATGGCGCGAGCTGCTTCACCGACATCGACGGCAACAACGACAGCACCATCAGCCAGTCGAGCATCAGCCTGAGCAAGGGCCTGGTGCGCGACCAGATTTGCGTGCATGGTCTGGAGGACTACTACACGGCGCAGGGCTTGACCGCTGGTCAGCACTATACCGGTCTGGGCGCCTTCGAGGCTGGCATCATGCAGAGCGTGGCCGGTGAGGTTGGCAAGGCTATCGGCTCCGCGATGTGGACCGGCTCCACCAACTTCATCAGCAGCGGCTGGACGGACCTCATCTACGCTGCCAACTTCGGCGCGAGCAACGTGGGCACCTCCACCCCGACGAGCGGTGGCAGCGCTGGCACCGACGCCGCTGGCGTGTACAACATCTGCGTGAGCCTGCTGAATGCGGCCATCGCTGATGTGGACTTCGCCTCCGAGATCATCAGCGGCAACGCTGTGATCGTGATGAGCCCTCAGGAGTTCCTGCTCCTGCAGCAGAACTACACCAAGCTCTACGGCGGCAACACCCTGGTGCCCGCTCTGGACACCTTGAACGCTGGGACCTTCCAAGCCATCACCTTCCCCGGCACCCGCGTGACGGTGGTGACGCAGAACTTCCTGACCGGCACCGGCACCATCATCCTCAGCCGTCGCGGCAACTTCGTGGCTGCCCTCGATCTGGAGAGTGACTTCACGAACATCGTGATGGGCCTCGACCAGTATCAGGAGAACATCTGGTGGAAGTTCCGCTTCAAGGCTGGCGTGGGCTTCCGCGACCTGTCTGGCAACTCCATTAAGTACTGGGGTCCTGCTTCCTAACCAACCATGGGTGAGACCAGCGCAGCCCCGTAAGGCTGCGCTGGTGAAACCCGAACACCACAACGCATGAGCGCATGTTCACTTCTTACCGGTGGGTTCCTCGCAGGAGAGAACAACTGCAACCAGGTTGCAGCCGGTGTCTATCACAACCGCATCTGGTTGGCTAACCTTGAAGAGATCCTCGCATGGGGTTCTTCGGCTACGCCCAATCAGTATGACGCTCTGACGTTCGGTGCTGGCGATGGCCTCTTCGCTCTGAAGCTGGACAAGGACAGCGTCATCTGGCGTGAGGAGTACGACCCTGAGACTAAGAGCTGGTACCATGAGTTCAGCGGCAAGGTGGCCGACCTCGGCATCACCGCCCGCAACTTCATTGAGTCGCTGGCCGGTCCCGACATCGTGGCTATCCTTGAGCTGAAGGCTGGCGTGTTCAAGATCATCGGCAAGGACGCTGGTGCCAAGCTGTTCAGCCACGTCGGCACGTCCGACCAGGCTGAGGTGGGCAACATGTTCAGCATCCGCGCCGAGAACATGAGCGAGCCGTGCCCCCACTTCTGGGATACGAACGAGAGCACTACCTTGGCCCTGCTTCAGTCTTACGAGAGCACGACCTAATACCTGACGACCATGTCTGAGAAGACCTACAAAGGATACAAGCTGGCTGGCAAAACCAAGCAGCTGGACGTGCCCACGCAATACGGCACCATCAAGGTGACCAACGAGATGCTGAAGGATGACAAGATGGTGGCGATGCTCCAGAAGTGCGCCCCCAAGGTGTTCATCAACGGCCTCATCGTACTGGCCTAAGTGGCAACAACTGACAAAGCTGGGGCGGGTCTAACAGCCCGCCCCTTTTTGTAATCATGAGCCTACCCAAGTTCTACGCCTACCTCAAGGAAGGCACCAGCGCACCGCTCGTGGAAGAGCGCTACACGGGCAACCCGTGGGTATACTTCGGTGCCGACAACCTGTTCCTTGAGAACATGAGGACGCTGGCGGACAACTGCGTCCCATTGCAGCGGTGCATCGAGATGACGGCATCCTTCATTGCAGGGCGTGGCATCCGGTTCGTGGACGAGGAGGGCAACGAGGTGGAGGCAGCGCAGCGCAAGTTCCAGGAGTGGATGACCGATACCACCGAGGAGGACTTCCTGCATGCGACGGCCTTGGACATTGCGCTGGCGAACACGAAGAGCTGGGTGGTGCGCCGTGGCTTCGGTGGTGGCATCGTGCGTGTGGACCACCTTGACGTGTCGCGCTTGCGCAGTGGAAAGCTGATGGAAGGCAAGGTGGCTAACTACTACTGGAGCGCCAACTGGAAAGAGGTCGGGGCGCGTGGTGGTGCCGTGATGCGGTACCGTCCCATCGAGCTGCCGGCCTTCAGGATGGATGAGCGTGTGCCCAGCGCGGTCATCTACTCGAAGACCTACAAGCAGAACAGGGACTACTACGGCGAGCCGTGGTGGCTGCCTGCGGTGCCTGACGCAGAGGTGTGGGCCAAGGTGCCGGTGTTCAACCGGACGCAGATTGATACCGGTTTTAAGCCGACGGTCCACCTGCATACCTATATTACTGCAGACACCAAGGACCTCGAGCAGTACGACAAGGACATCGAGGATGCCTACACCGGTGCCAACGGACGTGGCATCTTCCACACATTCGGCACGCAGGACGAGAACGCGCCGCTGCTGAACGTGTTGGCGCGTGGCGACCACGCCGGGGAGCTGGACGCCATCAGAGAGGCTGCTGAGGTCGTCATCGTGCGCGGCTATGGTGTGCCGGACCTGCTGTACCGGATGGACGTAGTGGGTGGTCTGACCTCGGCAGGCAATGCCATGAAGGCCGCTGCTGACCAGTTCATCGAGGGCTTCGTGAAGCCCAAGCAGCAGATGATCACTAAGGACCTGGTGCGCCTGATGAATGCGGAGGGCATCCCGGTGTGGAATGCCGAGATCGTGCCGCTCCAGCTGTTCGATGACGCGGCGGAGGCAGAGGCTGTGCGCCTGCGCACCATGACCATCGACGAGCTGCGCGACGATATGGACCTCCCTGCTCTCAACGACGAGCGTGGCAATATCATCCCGGGCCTTATCTCGCAGCCGATGCGCGATGATCTTGGCAAGGTGCCCGTGGACACACCAACAACACCAACGACTGATGGCCTGCTGTGAGACACAGATCATAAGCCTTGCCACGGTGCGCAGCATCTGCGGGCTTTCCAAGACGGTCGACGACCGCAAGCTCGCACCCTTCATGAAGCTGGCGCAGGAGGAGCTGGAGAAGGTGCTGGGCCGCACGCTCTACGATGAGCTGGACACGGCCATCCAGGCGGACCCCACGCTGGCGACCGAGACCGACCTGCTGTCGCTCCTGACCTACGTCAAGGGACCGCTGGCATGGCGCACGATGCAGCACAGCCTGCCGCGGATGTATGCCGAGCCGACGGCCAACGGCGTGCATAGCGTCAACGGTGGCGACTATCAGAGCGTTGATGCCAAGACCTTGAGCATGCAGGTGACGCAGGCCCGCAGCGCAGCCGATGCAGGATACGAGCGGCTGCTGAAGTTCCTTGACGAGAACGTGACCACCTACCCCAGCTACAACGACAACGTGGAGCTGGAGGAGCGGGTCAATAAGATGTACCCTGGTGGCGTCATCACCCGCAAGTCGCGGTGGCAGTACCCGTACGGCATCCGCACACCGGACCAGACCAACCGCAACGTGAACCAATACGGCGAGTGCTGCGATGGTAATTGAGCGCGGCAGTAGCAACACGCTGGCGGTGATGGCTCGTGAGACGCTATCGCCATCCTACTGGCTCCTGCACTTCAACGACCCTGAGCGCAACGGCAATGCCTACTGCGTGGTGCAGGCAGGCAATGCCACCGGTGCGATGGTCACGCTCACCTTCGATGAGGTAGCGAGCGGTGCTGTGGCTGCCGATGGCGAGGTGACGCTATCCCCTGCTGGCAACTGGAACGTCACGGTCTATGAGCAGACCAGCCCGACCAACATCGACACGGATCTTGCTGACCGGCTGGTGCGCGAGATGGCAGTATTTGTGGAGCAAGGCACGGCACCGGACAGCGGATGGACTGATGAATGCCCGAGCAGCGGAACGGCCTGCGACTATGACATCACCGTGAATGTCAATGGCTCATTCGTCCAGACCATCAATGACGTGGACCCGTGCGTGAACAACACGCTCAACATAACTATCACAGCCTAATGGCAACGCTGACCGTCAATACCACGCTGGCCGATGGGGCCGTCACCAACGCCAAGCTGTCGGACATGGCACAAGGCACGGTCAAGGGCCGTGCTGCAGGTGCTGGCACTGGAGACCCGCAAGACCTGACGCCGGACCAGGCAAGCACCATCCTCGATGGCGCCACCGACCCGTTCGTGCGCAGCAGCGCAGCGGCGACAGGAGACGTTGTTGGCCCAGCATCGGCAACAGACAACGCCATAACTAGGTACAACCTCACCACGGGCAAGCTGATCCAGAACAGCACAGTTCTGCTGGACGACAACGGCAAGCTGGGTCAGGTTGACGCGA